AGCAGCTTATGATATAGAACCTTACATTCCTGATAATGGTTTGTTATTTAAAGCTGGAGCATTTATTAATCTTCAATCTACTCGTGTAGTAGACGCAATAACAGTTTATTACGACGGTCCAAATCCAACAGGTAGTTAGGAAATTAAATGGCGACTATTACTTACACAGTTACGGTTGCAACTGGTACTAACCAATATAGTGCAAACGTAAATAAATTTTATATTAACGGTACAGTTAGTCCGACTCTTCAACTTGAAGAGGGAAATATTTATATATTTGATCAGTCCGATGCTACTAATAATGGTCATCCTTTTAGATTTTCTATAACTCCTAACGGAACTCATGCAACTGCAATTGGTGGTGCGGCTGGAGTAGAATATACAAACGGCGTAACTATTGTTGGTACACCAGGTGTTAGTGCAACAGCTTACACACAAATTATTGTAGGTAATACAACTACAACTGCGGGTCAAACTGTTCCACCTTTATTTTATTATTGTACAATACACTCAGGAATGGGAGGTTCAGCACCTACTCTTACTAAAAGTTCTGGAATTACAAATAAATTTAATCCACCTATAGATGATATTATAGAAGAAGCTTTTGAAAGAACTAATATAAGAGGAACTAGAACTGGTTATCAATTAAGATCAGCAAGACGTTCTTTAAATATTATGTTTCAAGAATGGGAAAATAGAGGTGTCCATTTATGGAAAGTAAAACTTGCTGAAGTACCTTTAGTAAGGGGTCAAGCAGAGTATAGTTTTTCTACAGACTCTATTAATTTTCCAAATGATATGAGTGATATGTTAGAAGCATTCTACAGAAATAATACTACAGTAACTAATCCTCAAGATATTGCATTAACTCAAATTAGTAGATCTCAATATAATGCAACACCTAATAAATTAGTACAAAGTACACCTTCTCAATTTTATGTAGAAAGAAAAATTAATCCTAGTGTATTTTTATATGCTACCCCTAGTTCAAGTGTGTCTAGTACATCTACACCAAGTAATTTTCAATTTTGTTTTTATTATTTATCTAAAATAGAAAACCCAGGAGCCTATACAAATGTTTCTGATGTAGTGAATAGATTTTATCCATGCATGATGTCAGGTCTTGCGTATTATTTAAGTATGAAATTTTCTCCAGAAAGAACGCCTGAGTTAGAGAGAATTTATGAAAGTGAACTTTTAAGAGCATTAGATGCAGACAATCAAGGTACATCTACATTTATATCACCACAAACTTTTTATGGTGATGGAGTTGCTTCATAATGGGAGTTTTTGCTAGAGGTAAACAAGCATTAGCAATTTCTGATAGATCTGGATTAAGATTTCCATACACAGAAATGGTAAGAGAATGGAATGGATCTTTAGTTCATAATTCAGAGTTTGAACCAAAACAACCACAGCTTTCTCCAAAACCTGTTGGATCAGATCCACAAGCTTTACAAAATCCTAGAGTACAAAGAGATAGTACACCTCAATTAATTTTATTAGAAAATAATCCATTTGAAGTTATTATTTTTGGTGGTAATACATTTGTTAATGTTTATTCACTTGATCACCAAAGACTAGCTAATAGTGTTGTAAGATTAAGAGGAGCACCACAAGTTATAGCAACAGGAACAGGTGGAGCGAATACACCTAACTTACAATCTTTCGCACCTATTCCAACTATAGCAGGAGTTACAGATATAGATGCAGTGGCAGGTTTTACAATTCTATTAGGAAGAATAGCAGCAAATGGAGAAGTATCTGGTGCAACAACAACTGATGTATTAACTACTCCTATTAATTATTTTTATTTTCAAAGTGGTGACAACGCAACCACATCTGGTATAGTAGGTGGTTTTAATAGTTGTTCAGCAGGACCAGTAACATTGGAGGCAATATAATATGGCATACACATTAGCAAATTTACAAACAGATATTAGAGGATATACAGAAGTTGGAGATACTGTTTTAACTGATGCTGTTTTAGCAAATATGATTAAAAATGCAGAAAATGCTATTTTAAGAGCTGTTCCTTCAGATCAAAATGCACACTATGCTACTTCTAATCTAGTGGTAGATAATAGATATGTTACAATTCCTTCAGACCTTAGATCTATAAATTATGTACAACTTACAGATTCACAGGGAAATCAATTTTTTCTAGAACAAAGAGATCCTAGTTTTATGGCAGAATACTATTCTACTCCTCTTTCATCAGATGTAGATATTCCTAAATACTATGGTAATTGGGATGAAGAATTTTGGGTAGTAGCTCCCACACCTAATCAAACATACGCTATTACTTTAGCTTATAATAAAGAGGCTCCTAGTATTACAGATACAACTCCAATCAATTTTTCTACTACAGGAACCTACTTATCAAACAAATATCAAGACTTGCTTTTATATGGATGTCTGATAAATGCATATGGGTACTTGAAAGGTCCACAGGATATGATACAATATTACCAAGCGCAATATGAAACTGCTCTTACCACGTATGCAACTGAACAAATCGGTTACAGACGCAGAGACGAATATGAAGATGGCATGATTCGTCAACAGTTAAAATCCAAATCACCATCTAGTTACGGAACAAATTAATTTAAGGAGATAAAATAATATGGCGAACTTTGTACCTGATAAAATGAAACCAAACCTTTTTAAAGGTGGTTTTAATTTTTCAACAAATCAAATTAACTTGGCATTATTGACAAGTATTGGAGCTGCAGGTTTTGCACAAACAACTGCAGAAAATTATACTAGTGCAACTGCTGGTCAAGTAGTAGCAGGAGGTGGTTATACAACTAATGGAATTAGTTGTGGAGCATGTACTGTTTTAAATAATGGATCACAACCCGCATCAACTTTTTTAAGTTTTGCAGGAAATAATTCTGATGGTAGTGCAGCAACAGCTAATACTGTTAACTTTGTAGCTTCAACTATTACAGCATCTTTTGGATGTATGTATAAATTTGTAGCTCCAGGCGGAACAACTGCTAATCAACACATTGTAGCTATCTTAGACTTTGGTGGAACAAAATCATCTTCAGCTGGAGATTTTAAAATTGTATTCCCAACAGTTTCAACAGGAGCTGATGCAATTTTAAGTGTAACATAAGGAAAATTAAATGGCTTTGGTTATAAATGACAGAGTAAAACAAACTAGTACTACAACAGGTACAGGTACTTTAAATTTAAGTGCTACTATTCCAGTTGGTTTTAGAAGTTTTGTAGATGGTATTGGTAATACTAATACTACTTACTATGCTATTTATGAAACAGGAACTAATAACTTTGAAGTAGGAGTTGGAACTGTAACTGATGCCGCAACAGATACTCTATCAAGAAATACTGTTATTAGTAACTCTTTAGGTAACACAACTAAAATTAATTTTTCAGGCACACTTGATGTGTTCTGTACTTTACCGGCTAGTAAAGCAATTTACTTAGATACATCAACACCTCCAGTACCCGTTGGCGCAGCAAGCACAGGTTTTGCATTAGCAATGGCGGTTGCATTATAGAATAGGAAAAAAATATGGCACAAGATTTTAGAAGAACATTATTTGCAGCAACAGGAACAGGAGCAGTTACTCTTAGAACAGCAACTGATTTTGATGCAATAATTGGAATTAGATGTTGCAACATTGTAGCTACAACAATTGAAATAGATGTTTTTATTGAATTTGGAGGCGGAACTTTTAACATTGCAAAAGGTGTAGTAATTCCACCAAACTCTGCTGTTGAATTAATTCAAGGTGGAGCAAAAATAAATTTAAAAAACGGTGATGTACTTAAAGCTAAATCGAATACCGCTTCTTCTTTAGACGTAGTTACATCATTTATTGAAGGCATCAGTTCTTAGGAGGAATTATGACGGCAGTAGTAAATGGAGTCCAATACATCGGAGGGCAAACAGCTCCCAACGAATTTATACTTAATCAAGCAGCCACGATTGATGGTACGCAAACTATTGAAAACGGTGTTTTAGCCGGACCAATAACTATTCCAGCAACCGTTACAGTAACCGGAACGTTGGTAATTGTATAATGAGCAAAATTCAAGTAGATGCAATTGAACAACAAACATCTTGCGGATCAACTTTAACAGTTGGTGGTGGAGCAAGTAAAACTGTTGTTGTAGATGCAACTACTGTAACTTTAGGTAGAAGTGGTGGAACTGTAGCTTTAGCTTCAGGTGCAAGTCAAACAGGATTTGGTAGAACTGGAACTGTTGATTGGCAAACAACTCCAAAGACAGCAACTTTTACAGCAGCAAATGGCGAAGGTTATTTTTGTAATACAACAAGTGGTACTTTTGAAGTAGATTTACCAGCAGGTGTTGCAGGAGCAATAGTTTCAATACAAGATTATAATAATACATTTGATTCAAATTCTTTAACAGTAGATCCCAATGGTTCAGAAAAAATTAATGGTGGTTCTGCGGGTGGTTCTATTACTTTATCAACTGAAGGTTTAGGATTAACTTTTGTTTATATAGATGCTACAGTTGGTTGGAGATCGGTTCAAAGTAATGAATACTCAACAACAGGTTCTAACCCAACTTTTACGTGTGCTTCAGTTTCAGGAAGTGGAAATGCTATAACTACAGCAGGTTGTGGTAATTACAAAATTGCAACTTTTACAGGTCCAGGAACTTTTACAGTTAATAGTCTTGGTAATCCATCAGGTGGTGGAGATACAGTAGAATATTTAATGACAGCAGGTGGTGGTGGCGGTGGGGGTATGTATATTGCAGGTGGTGGAGGTGCTGGTGGATTTAGATATTCAGGTTCAAGTTTAGCACCTTTAACTTATCCAGCAAAACCTTTAACAGCACCATCAAGTATAACAGTCACAGCACAAGGATACCCAATATCAATAGGTGGTGGTGGAACAGGTAATGCTGACAATGGAAATACAGATTCAACACGAGGTTCTAGTACAACAGCTTTAGGATTAACAGCAACAGGTGGTGGAGCAGGTAAACAAGATCAAGGTCCTGGTAATGGTTCAGGACAACCAGGTGGTTCAGGTGGTGGCGGAGCTGGTGGAAATCCAGGCGATGCACCTAATGCTTATGTAAGAGGATTAGGAAATACACCTCCAGTATCTCCATCACAAGGACAACCAGGTGGAAGTGGGAATCAAACTAGTGCTTCTCCTACAGGAGGTAATTTTGCTCCAGGTGCTCCTTTTAATGCAGGTGGCGGTGGCGGTGCTTTAGCAAGAGGTGGAGATGGTCTTAAACCAAGTAAAAATGGTGGTGCAGGTGGTGTAGGTGGTGGTGTACCAAATGCTTTTGGAACTTCAGGTCAATCTACTGGAGGATTTTATTATTTTGCTGGTGGTGGAGGTGGAAATTCTAGTGCGTGTGCTAGTCCAAGTAATAATCCTGGACCAGGTGGTTTAGGTGGAGGAGGTGCAGGTAGAGCAAATACTAATGCAATAGCAGGAACAGCAAATACTGGAGGAGGAGGAGGTGGTACTGATTCAAGAGGCGGAACATATAGTGGTGGTACAGGCGGTTCTGGTATAGTAATAATTAGGTATAAATTTCAATAGTTAAATGATAATTAAAAATAAGATAGTGATAATATAATATGGCACATTTTGCAAAAATAGGAATGAATGGTAAAGTTATTCAAGTGACTACTATGGATAATGAAAACATAAAAGATAGTGATGGTAATGAAGTAGAAGCTAATGGACAACAATGGTTAGAAACACACAACAACTGGCCATCTCAAATGTGGATTCAAACTTCATACAATACAGTAAATAATACTCATAAAGATGGTGGAACACCATTTAGAGGAAACTATGCAGGTATAGGTTATACTTGGGACGAAGAAAATAATATTTTTTTACCAATAAAACCTTATGCTAGTTGGATAAAAGATTTATCAACTGCTAGTTGGATATCTCCAATAGGAGATGCAACTGATTTAACTGCAACTAAAACTTCTCAAAATAAAGCTGGAACTCATAAATGGGTTTATAGTTGGAATGAAGAAACAACAGCTTGGGATTTGACAGACAAATTAGCATAGTATAGAAAGTTTAATGTATGGTGGACATTAAGAAAAAATTATTATCACAAATAGATTTATATTCAGGAAAAATTTTAATGCCGAAAGGTTTTGAGATTGATAAAGAAACTTTACAAACAAATATAATTAAACATCAAATACAAGATTGTGAATTTCCTTTTTCAAGAGAGTGGGATAAACTTAATACTTATTTAAGAGAACATATTGCAGTAAAGTATGGTTTTCAATTAGTTAATAAACTTTCTACTGGATATATGTTTAAGCCAAACGAAACATCTTATCCTGAATTAGATTTAGATTTAGTAGATTTAAGAAACTCTCCAGATTACACAATGTTATATGGAGTAAGTTTAAATAATTGTTCAGTAAGAATATATTATGATGATAATAGAAGAAAAGGTAGAAGCTGGGATATAAAATTAAATAATAATGATTTTATAATGTTTCCTAGTACACAACAATATTTTATAA